GGCTGCAAGATCGGGGTCGGAAGCATCCAAGGCCATTTGCCTTGTTAAGTTAATACTACCTTCTAACCAAGGATTAGCGATGCCTGCAGCGCTAGCTGTTGATGTATTTGGCTTCGCACCCATGCCAGCTTGAGTGCTTGGCTTGAAGTGATGTTCATAAGAAGAGCCAGGATTTTTAAGCTTGGCAAGGTAGACATTGATGTCCTGCTCAATGCCGCCGTCTAAAACTTTGACGGTGCCGTCTTCAGACTTTTTCAGGCTGCCCTGAATCAATTGCAGCATTTGATCTGAATTGATCGCGCCAGCTTGGTTAATTGCTGAAAGTGCAGCGTTTTTCATTGCTGCTGTTTCGTTAGAAGCTTGCAAATTTTGCAGTTGTTGCTCTAACTCAGCAATCCGCTTGTCTTTTTCAATGCCAGTTTTGTTGGCTTCTTCCCAAAGCGGCTTCCACTGGCCTTGCTCTTCAAGCTTTTGTTGCCGCTCAGAACGCATCTTTTCATCAAGAGCGTTCATTTTTTCCTTGATGCGCTGAAATTTGCCTTCAGCTTCTTCAGCACGCGCTTTTTCAGCTTGAATTTGCTGCTCGTAAGCAGATGTGTCAACGCTGGCAGCAGTTTCAGTCTCAGCCACGGGCTGTTCAGAAGACGCCACGGGCGTCTCCTGGATGACTTGTTCTTCCATTACTAAGCTTTAGTAGACTCGTCTACTTTACTAGACTTTGCTTTTTTAGTCGCCTTCTTAGGCTCAGGCATTGGGCATTCCTCTTTCTTGGGAGGATTGATTTCTTCAAAACGCATTCCCATGGGAATAAAAGCTGTTACGGCTCTACTGTACCGCTTTGCGGCGTTTCTGCCGAGCTTGGCAAAATTTCGCCCTGGACCAGCATGTCTCGGAACTCTTCACGGTCAATAATCTTGTCCTCAAACAGCTGGCCCATCGCTGTAATGTCTTGCCCGATCAGGCGTTGCAGGTCAAAATCACGGCTAATCTTGACCTTTGGCGCTGCAATACTTAAATAGCTAGCTGCAAGGTCATACGCTTTTTGCAAACCCGATTCCAAGTCCATTGAAACCATCGCCAGCATTGAATTAGTGTCAATACGATCCAAACGCCGAGCATCCGCAGACTCCGCTACGAATTTTTGTTGGCTGAGCGTGCTAATGCCCAAACTAGCCATTTGCTGCTGAAGCTCGTTAATCTCCGCTGATTGCGCTTCAAAAGCGCTAGATGCCGGTTCCACGTAATAGACCTTGTTTCCCGGCTGTGTCGCCATCGCATAATTAACACTGACCGCCATGTCCTTAGTCTGATCGTCCCAGCCTTCCAGGACAAGCATTGGCTGGCTAGCGATATGCAAGCTATGGATTAAATCAGCTTGCCGTTGATAATGAGCCAGGTTCAAATGAGCAATGTCTAATAGCGGTGGCCTGCTAGTTAAAACATCAGTCTTGTTGGCGTAAATCGTGACTAGTGGGATTTGGCCTAACGTGAAATCACCCGAATCAACCAGCTCGTACTCTTCTGTAGCGTCGGACTGATCGAAGGAAGCGGGGTATGGGTATGGCCCTTGCATTTCTTTTTTCTGCTCCTCTTGCCTAAATACCCGATAACGGCCTGGCTCAATAACACGGATTTGGTCATAGACTTTTTCTCCAAATTCACCGTCTGCAACGACAGCTTTTTCGCCAATACGAACCTGAGTCAAGTTGCCGTAATTTGATTCGCGATCTAGTCGCCAGCCATACACATTAGTTGGATCAACTTCTATCCAGTAAGGACGACGGTTTTGAGCACGTTCTTCAGCCAAACTACGAGCTGTAGATGGTGCAGGAAAATCAACCAACGTATGGCAGTGGCCATAGGTCAAAGCACAAGCCAGAAGCCTGCGGGCGTACTCTTCAATATCCGACCCACAGCCATCAACATCTTTATTGAAGACATCAGTCCAGTAAGGATCGCCTTCGACGCTAATTGGCTTGCGCAGAATTAAGCCAGTTGCTGCTCGGATTAAACGTTGTGTGTAAGGCGTAAATACAGAGCGATTTACACGTGCCAGATACGCTGTGTAGTCCTCACGAGGTTCAAGGGGTAAAAATGTTTCGCTATTCGCTCTTAAATAGTCCGTGCCGGACGTGACTGCTTTCATGATCTCCCAGCCTTTCATCTGATCGATCACCGCTCTGGTGCGAACAAATGGGCTGTCAACACTCCCCATATAGGAGCTGCTGACTAAATGGGTTCTTACGAGCCCTGGAACGGAGTAAGTCATGTCACCATTTTACTTTGTCAGCCCAATATGCGGCACTCATCTTGCCCTTAGCAATGTTCTTTGCGTGCCGTGCTTTAAAGCTAGCTCGTTTCTCTTTCATCGCTTTGCTTTCCCCAGGTTTTGGCTTGCCAGCAGTCTTTGCACCTTGCTGACCAAAACGAATCAATTTCACTTCATCGCCTTCTTTAGCCAAGACAACATGACTTTTTTCTGAATGACCTGGAGTGCGCTTAGGTTTGTTAAACCCTTCAAGGCCATAACGCTTTAAACGAGGGTCTTTTTGCTTAGCCATTACTTCCCTCTCGCCCGAGCTTTTTGATAGATGTCTGAATCAGCCTTGCGGGCACCACCTTTGCCTGTCATGTAGCTATTAACACGTCCCATCGCCCAAGTGGCCATAGAGACGTTCCTAGAGCCGCTAGAGAGATAAGCACCTTGGCCACGCCTGTAGACACGAGCAAGCTCGCCATAGGTAAAGCGCGTGCCGTCAGCCTTTTCTTTTAGGGCCTTTTTTGTTTTTTCGTTTAGTGGCTTTGCGGGCATCTTGAGCGCTCCGAGAACGGCTAACAGCTTTAACGTCGATATTCTCGCCCCGCTTGTACTTTCTTGCAGTGTCTTTAATCTCAGCCGCTTTGGCGGCTCGATTTTTTGAACCAGAAAGGTACTTCTGTGCTACTCCAGTCTTAGAGTCTTTGCGGGTTTTGCGGAATTTACGCTCAGCCATCACATCTTTTTAGAGCCTTTTTTCATGCTCTTTTTTTTGCTAGGTGGACGGCCTTTTTTTGTGCCATAAGTGCCTGAGCCCTTGGGCATGACGCAAAATGCGACGACAACATTATTCTAAACCAGTTAGTACAGCCTGTAACTGGTGGTGCCAAGCGTTTCCGGCTTGGCTAAATTGAACTGCTGTAGGCATAAATACCCAAAAGCATCAAATGCATGGTCGACGCCCAGGTTCTTGTTAGGCAACCCAGTCCCTGGTGCGTAAGTCAATGTCCGCAATGACTTGATCAACTGCTTGCAACGCGGATGGATCAATACCCTCCTCGCGCCAGTCGCATCTAGTAACCCCGTATTAACAGCTGTGATCTTGTCCCGGATCTTCCATGGCGATCGTGGCGATTGCACCGTAAAACCACTCTTTCGCAAAATTGCATGGTCAGTAACCCCAACACCACTCGTCTTTCGAGCGCTGCCCGTAGGGTCAGGACACGCAATGACCCTGCGCTCCACGCCATATCGACGGGTAACTTCCTCCGCAAAATCCCAAGTGGTGGCCCCGCCTGTAAGCATGATTTCGTCGAATACGTACAAGTTGGTGCCGTCTTTGACCGCCACAATCCCACTCATTGGATCAACGTTAAAATCCACCCCCAACAGCAACGGCTGAATCGATATATCCCTTGAATCCGTCGATATGTTCTCGTCCGAAAAGCTAATGGCGACTAGGCCGCTTAGATTCTCGAAGCTAGCCTCAAATTCTTGGCGAAATGTACGCTGGTCTAGTTGAGCGCGGGCTGCTTCAACCTCAGTTGCGCTGACGTTACCCCCGTCAATCGTTGTAAAGCTCCATCGCTGCCACAATGCCGTTGGGTCTTCTTCTACATAACACCACAAGTCATAAAACCAGCTAGCTGTACCGTCAGGCGTTGAAATAAATAACGCCCAGCCTTCTTTATCCGCTAAAGCAGGTCGAATAACCTCAAACCATACGTCCGAATCCATAAAAGCTGCTTCGTCAAGAACTACACCGCTCAAACTGCGGCCACGTAGCGCCATTGCATTCTCGGTTCCCTTCAATTCAATGGTGGAACCGTTGATTAGTTCGATGCGTAGGTCGGTTTCATTCTTGGAATGGATCCAAATCTTTGGAACAAGCTTTTTTAAGACGCGCCAAGCGATGTCCTTCGCCATTCGGTACGTCGGGGCGCAATAAAAAAAGGTCTCGCCTGGACGATTGATCGCTCCACGCAGCAATTCAACGCAAGCAAGGTAGGACTTGCCAAAACGGCGACCTGCAACAAGGACTCGAAAGCGTTTATCGCAAGAAAATACTTCGCCTTGCGCCCAGCGAAGTTCTATTGGTGCGGTTTTTTGACTCATGCCTATCACAATACAGAGGTTTTCAACCCCTACCCCCGTGCAAATAGGGCTTGTTGGCGGTTATTATCTAAAAAACGGTCGAACATACGTGGACAACGACGCACGCACCACGCAAGCCAAAGAGGACAGGGTGAGGAGGCTGTATCGGAGGCAGTTAGATGGGTTGTCAGCTAGGGCGCTGGTTTATGACCATGCGGAAAAGGAGCAAGTTGGTATTGCTACTGCTTGGCGCGATTGGCGTGAAGTGAAAGAGCTGGTCGATGAAGATTGGCAGGCTGATCGGGAAAATATGCTGGCAAGGCTTCAGCACATGCGTACCAAGCTGTTTCATCAAGCCCTGAAGAAAGGGCAATTGCAAACCGCTAGCCAGGTTTTGGATTCGATTGGACGGGTCATTGGTGAGTCCACTGAAGTGGTCAATATCCAAGCGCCTGATCTGACCATCAAAATTCAAGATAAGGCCGATTAGTACAAACGTATCTTTTTAACCCCTGCCCCCGGCCTGACAGCTAGGGGGCTTTTTTAGTACACGAGTGCTAGTTGGCGGATATATGTGTAGGTAGTGGGGGACGCTTCGCATGGCGCTAGACATTTGCTACACCACCCCCTGGTAGCAAATGATTAACTCTACTGTACTAAAAGATTAGTGACACTGTAGCTTAGATCTCCTGTGCTATGGGATGGATGCTCTACATTAGTACTCAAGAGCAAGGGGGAGCACCACAGCCTCTCCCTTGTTCACTCCTTCCTGATAGCGAAACGCACCAGCAGCAAAGCGCCCCGGGTTCTCCCGGCTCCACGCTCCAACACCTAACGACAATCGTCACCTTCGCAGGCTTGCTATCAGCAGAGACAAAATGCAAACCCTTTCACAGTCCCTACAACTCATGAAATTCAAAACATCAGCAACTACCAAGGAGTGGGCAGGTATGGCAACCGCCCTAGCTGGCCTCGCTTTAGTTTTTGGCGGTATCGGTGCCGGCTTAGCTGGCAACCGTCACGCGGTCGACATCGCACTAGTCGGGACGATCGTCACAGCTGCCTCATCCGTCCCACTCTCCATTGCTAAAGAGCAGGAGAGGCAGGAACTACAGGCTCGGATCCGTGGGATGAGAGCGAACTGATCTCTTCTCTCTGGGCTCTGCCCAGTCAGAAGGGCTCACGCCTTTCAATCCCCAAACATTCCAAAGCGACATCATGCAACTGCAAACAATCCGCACGTTCGACGCGAAAGGTTGCCGGGTTGACCTCAGCACCTGGGGCAACAATCTGACAATCAAAGACGAAAACGACGCAGTGGCGTTCACAAACCTCAGCCAGGAAGAACTGAGAGACGCCGTCCGCGGTTACATCTCAAGCTTCCGTTACAGCTCAACAGAGGACTTAAACGTGGATGCATGGCTGCAGCAACTGACCGAGACCGTTTCTGATGCCATCAAAGGACGCCAGGAACGCAAGGCTAAGGAAGCTGCAGCATGACAACCGTGCAGGTTTGGCGGGGTTCTCCCGCCTCTGACGGTCTCGGCTGGTTAACAGTCGGCCGTCCCAAAAGCAGAGCAGCCGCTGAGGTCTTCCTAGCGAAGCTCCAGCGGTTGCGGCCTGATTATCTCTACAGGTTGGAGCCTACCGGCTCCGATTCTGTAGTTACTCGCAGTCCCTTCGATCTTTACGTTCCAACAGCACTCAATGACTGACTCCATTGCAGCGCGTGAGCTTGAGCTTTACGCAGAAAACACTGAGGCATTCATTGCGCCAGTGATCAAGAATCTGAGCAAGCACTATAAGCGGGGCAACTTTTCGCTTGATTTAGCGATTAAGTCAATTGAACGCTACTGCCTGACGCCAGCCGCTAAGCAGTACAAACTTGAACACGGCTCAATGACTGACAGCTGGCACTCAATGTTCCCGAAAGCTGTTCGACTTGAAGCGGCTGAGACTATTGCTCGCAAGTGGTCTGCCGAATTCAGGCTTGGTAATTTTTGGAGCTGATTAATGACACCCACAGAAATCTTTTCAGTCCACAGCCGCACACGTTACGGCGTCTACATTCACGTCGGAGAATTTTTGAACCTTAAGCAAGCTTATAAAGCATTAGCGGCTGAGGTTGGCCGAGGTGTAACGGCTAACGCCTGGATCGCTTCCAATCAAGTGCCAGGAAAACTGGCGCTATGGGATCACGAATTCGACTCGATCCAGGATGCGGCCAATTGGGTTCTAGTGAGGTTCAAATGAGAAAACCACTAGGCTATGTGATCCAAGAATCAACCTCACCGATCGACGGGTCCCCCATCGTGGTGATCCTCACCATGTCATCCAGTAATAAAAAGACAGGCCCGATGTGTCAGGTTTGGATTCTGAGAGCTGATGTCAACCCAGTGCAAGCGGTCAACACTGGCGCAGACGTTTCAATCTGCGGAAACTGCCCACACCGTAAGCAAGCGGACGGATCCAGATCGTGTTATGTGAACGTGGGCCAAGCTCCGAACAGTGTTTGGAAGACATACCAAGCAGGCAAGTATGAACGCGACTTGCACGTTTTGGGAGCACGCGAAGCGGTTGCAGGTAGAAAGATTAGGTTCGGAGCATATGGCGATCCAGCATTAATTAAGCCGCTGATTTTTCGCATTCTCACAAATGCCGCTGCGGGTCACACGGCCTACACGCACCAATGGAGAGAACCTTGGGCGCAGTGGACCGCCGGACATATGCAAGCCTCGTGTGATGGCATGGCCGACTACTTGGAAGCATCATCCCGAGGTTTTAAGACGTTTGCAGTGATTCCCAAAAATGGAGATAGCTACAGCGGCAAACTTTGCCCAGCGACTGCAGAAGGTTCAAAGGTGACCTGTCTGACGTGTTCACTATGTGATGGCGTCAAGGCAGATATTTTTGTCGAAGCGCACGGCAGTGGCGCTAAGTATGTCGTTTCCGTTCCAACAGCATGACTCACGAACTCCTTGCATCCGAACTGACGTGGCCAGACGTCAGCTTTGAGAGTGTTGATGAAGCCAATCAACACTTAGACATCATGATTAAAAGGCAGACTCGCTTACGTGCCGAAGGTCGAAACGATGAAGCAAACATTCTAGATATCAACATTGAAACGTTGGCCGGTTTAATTTGCGAAATTGAGTTTAGTTTGCTCACTTGATTCTCTCTCTCTGCCCTATTACGGGCAGTCAGAGAGATTCTCTCTCACCCGTTCCAACAAGCCCAAACCATCATGACTGAACGTGAATTAGCAGAGACGATTGACCGCATGGAAACCTACGCGGGTTCTTTCTATACACGTCTCGCGCAAGCGTTGAGAGTTGCAGACCTGAGCAATCGCAGCAGATTGCTGGCTGCTTTCCCTGAAATCACGAAGAATTATGGTCCTGGCTCCATGCATGACATGCAGAACACGGCCCGAAGTCTTGCCCGGACTCTGCTGAATTGAACTTATGGCTCCCAGAAATGGGAGCTTTTTTATGGTCAATCAATCGTGAACGGCACAAGGTGATGCCCGTGCAGTTTGGCGCGGACGACCTTCTCACGCAGCCAGGTCAAGCGTCCGGCATTCTTCCTGCCTTCTGAGTCCTGAGCGTACCAGCGCAATGCTTCGAGCAGCAGCTGCAACTCGTCAGGGTTCAGAGGTTCGTAGTGTTCGTAGCTTTGGGGTCTCTCCATTACGGCGACCTTTGGGATGAGTGGCATTTTAGCCCGTGTTGACGCTTCCTATATATACACTGTATATTGTAGAGAAGGACGGAGCGGTGAGAATTCTCACTGAGAATCCGTTCCAACAACCCCCAAAACCCATGCACTACCTTTTTTGCACCATGGACGTTCAAAACGCTTTAGGGCAGTTTGAACTCACCACTGACATTGTTTGGCAGTACGAAACCCTCGCTGACGCTGAGGACGCTGCTGATCTCTACAACTCCAATCTGGCAGATCGTGGCATTCCTTCTTGGTCCTGCTGCTATTACGTCGGGTCATGAACTCCAAAGATGAACAACAAAGCATTCGCAAGGACGCGCTATCTCGGATCAAGTCCCTTCGTTCAGAAGGTCTTGACCGTAAAGAGATCGTTTCGATTCTTTCCTCTGATTTTGGAATTCCTGAATCTTCTGGTTATCGCTACTTCCAACAAGCAGCAGAAAACGATGACGATTCATGGGAAACTGCCACCCGCTCCAAACAGCAGGCAGCCAAAGAAGAAGCAATCGACGTCTTGGTCGTTTTAATGCGTATGGCAGTCAATGAAGGCGACACTGAAAAACAACATCAGTACGCCTTAGACATCCTCAATACAAAGTCAAAATGACTGAAATCATCGAACTTCGCTCCATCATCAAAACCAGTCCCGACACTTATGACGTCGTGGCGGTTATTGATGACATCGTTCCAACAAGCATGGGCATCTACAACCCTGCCCACTTAGCAGAACCTCCTGAGTGGGGGCCTGCAGAATGCTGTGCTGTGCTGGAGATCCCTGGTGATGACTGCCCGCATCCTCCACTGGGCGCTCCAATCAAACACCTCATCACTTATCTCGAAAACTCCAACCTCTCCTGGACTCCCAACCATGCTCTCTGAATACGCAAAGATCCACATCGCTCTCGGCATCCTCAAAGGTGTCGCAGAACGCGAAGGCAAACGCCATCTCATGGATCAACAAACCACCTTCTCCATGCTCAATCTCCTCGAAGGTGAAATCATCCCCTCTCTCCAAAATGAGCTGGATTACGACCCAACTCCCCAATATCTATGGGATGACCACGGCGGTGAACCTCCCGTAACCCTGGATGAGACGCACTCTCAGGCGTACCAACAACACATTGAGGCGCACTCTTAAACCCAAGGCCAGCACATCTCTACGTCTCCGCGCCAACCATCAATAGGCATCACGCGCTGAGACATATACACCCTAAACAGGCGTTTCATCTCCTCTGGCGAGACGCCTGCTTCGCTTGCAGCGACACACATGTTATATCGCACCCTATATATATCATCTAAGACTTCTTCAAGCGGTTTCGTCATTCACTCCACTCACTAATCGCTCCAATCGATACCATCGCCTGATAACGGTCATTACGCTCCTGCCAACGGCATTCACACCCACGCATCTCCAGTTCGCTCAGCATCC